GAAACGGTCATGTAAAACCTGTATACACTGGTGGCCCGATCCAATTCCGAACCCTATAAAAGGTGATTGTTGTAATGAACTTTCCTGCTACTGGAGGGACTGGATTAGTAAGAATAAGCATTGTTCTCAATGGGAACAGAAGAAAAATAAGATAAAGGAGTTGCCGGGATGAAAACACCAAGAGATAAATATTTAAATGATCCTGAATATCATCATTTGGTTTGTTTATTAGAGGACCTAATAAGACAAGCACGATTTACACCATCCGAACTTCGCGAAGCATGTATTTTAGCCAGTATCAATTACGAAATGCAGCATCTCCATGTCCATCACATAAATCCAAGTGTAGATGACGCACTTAGAATACTCGAGGAACATGTTAATTCTAAACCAGGCAAGAGATAAAGGGAGGTACCGAGATGAATATTGAAGATATCATAAAAGGAACCCTTCTAACACTTATGTTAATGTACTGCTTTATTCTAGGCCAAATAGCAGCATTTATTATCAACGCAAATAAACTAGTGGAAAAAAGATATGAAATGCTTGAAAAAGAGGTTACGATACCAGACTGGTATTGTGATAATGAGGTATCAAAATGAATAATAACTTACTAAGCTGGCGTACCAAACTTTCCTCGCCAAAAAATTACGCTAAGATACCTTACGGGCCAGGCCCAATAACCTACTCCAACTGGACCATAGAAGAACGTTCCAGTGTACATGGCTTCCTAATTTCCAAAGCCCGTCAAGTATCTAAAAGGTTCAAGTTCTTCCAATTTAATGACCTATATAATGCTGGCTATATAGGTTACTTAGAAGGTATCCGTTACCATACCTGGGCCATCCACTGCAGCGGAATCTCCGCGGTAAAAAAACGTATTTATGGGGCTATATTACAGGAAGTAGAAAAAATCTATGGACGTGTAATCTATCCCTCAGGTGAATCTAAACGCCAAGCAGCATTTAATACCATACCGGTAAACCAGGCATTAACACAGGAGGAAATAGATGACTACCTTGCTCACACATATGGTTCCAGGAAAGGGTTCACGAGGAGCTAATATTGCTCTTGTAGGTGAACAACCAGCAGTAAATGAAATGTATAGAGGAGAACCCTTTGTAGGTGCTGCGGGGGATATTTTAGATGAATGCTTATATGATACCTCTATAAACCGCTCAGATATTTATGTTACTAATGTAATAAAAGATGGTACCAAACCCTTAGGTCATTTTATCAAACTCAATACTAAAGGTGAGGTAACATTTACCTCCCCACATTGGGACTTTTCATTAGAATACCTAAAAGAAGAATTAGAGTATATTAAACCTAATGTAGTAATACCTTTAGGTAATGTACCTCTTTATGCATTAACTCAACGTACAGGTATATCTAAATGGAGAAGTTCTATAATAGAATCTACCTTAGTACCTGGGTTAAAAACCATCCCTACCTTTCATCCCTCCTCGGTACTTCCGAAAACAGAGTATGGTAAAAAGGATATTTTTAGACAACACCTGATAAAATTTGACCTGCAGAGGGCTAAAAATGAATCCAACTTTACTGAAATAATTCCTGAAAATACCTCTGCTCTTATACGGCCTACATTTACGGAAGTTATTAATTTTTTACAAGAATGCCAGGCTCATTCTATAATTGATATAGATATTGAGGTAGTTAATGAAGAACTTGATTGTATAGCACTTGCTATAGGTACTAACCCTATTATATCTATGTGTATACCATTTACTGATAGTGGTGATTATTTTAGCCCTGATCAAGAGGCTGAGATATTATTAACCATAGCCAAGCTGATTGAAAATCCTTCCATAGCTAAGCGAGGTCAAAATTTTTCATTCGACTTATGGTTCCTTCTACGTAAGTATGGGATTAAGCCTAGAGGTAAAATCCACGATACAATGGTAGCCCAAAAAATATGCTTACCTGATTACCCAGCTGGCCTGGATTTCATCACTACCACTCATACACGTATACCTTATTACAAAGGCGAGGGTAAAAAATGGTTAACTATTGGGGGTAATAGAGAAAACTGGTGGACATATAATGCCACAGATGGTATCTCTACACGTTTATCGCATCCTAAACAAATCTTAGAATTAGAATCTCAAGGTAATATTGACGCCTATAATGAACGTTGTAGGTTACTTAAAGTTATCATTTATATGCAGGAACGTGGAATAAAGGTTAATGTGCAAGGCATGATAGATGGTAGAGAAGAAGTACGTAGTAGGGTTAACCAGCTCGAAGCTGAATTAAAAGAGATTGTAGGTTATGCTATAAACTATAACTCACCTAAACAAATGAAGGAGTACTTCTATGGAGAAAAGAAACAACAACCTTACAAAAAATGGACCGGTTCAAAGTATGTTGAAACCTGCGACGAGAAAGCAATGGCAAGACTCGCCAGAAAAGGTTTTAAGGAAGCTAGCCTCATCACAGAGCTTAGAACCCTTACCACTAAACACCTTGGTACATATCTATCGCTGGATAAGATTGATCCTGATGGGCGCTATAGATCGTCATACAATCCGGTTGGTGCCAGAACCGGGCGACTCTCTAGTGGTGAAAATATCTTTGGAACTGGAGGAAACCAACAGAATTGGCCCCCTGCACTTCTAAAATATATGCTGGCAGATGAAGGTTATATTGCCTTTTCAATGGACCTTTCACAAGCTGAAAACCGTATTGTTGCATACGTAGGTATGATTATTGAACTTATTGAAGCCTTTGAAACCGGCATAGATGTACATCGTAAAACAGCAGGTATTATTTTTAACAAACCATGGGAGGCCATAAGTGATGAAAAAGGAAGTACAACTATTGGAGGAGGAAAATACTCCGAAAGAGATATCGGAAAAAAAGGAAATCATGCTATCGACTATGATATTGGGTATAGAGAGTTTGCACTCCATAATGAAATCCTGGAACGCGATGCTAAAAGAATCCTTGAAAGTATTCATGCCGGTATTCCTGGTATCAAAAACGGGTACCAAGCGACTATTAAAGCCATGCTCAGAAAAAATAGGACCATCATCAATCCTTTTGGAGAATCCAGACTCTTCATGGATGAATGGCCTTCAGGAGAGCGAGGAGATTTATTTAAAGCTGCCTATGCACATCTTCCGCAATCCACCGTTGGACGGAAAATCAATTCACAAGGTCTCAATTACATTTACTATAACCAAGATAGATTCGGGCCAGTTGAATTGCTTCGTCAAGTTCATGATGATATAGGGTTTCAAATACCTATTAACATTGGCTGGCAGCGTATGGCAGAAATATTGTTAGATATAAAGGCTTCATTAGAAACCCCATTAGTTTGGAATGAAAGGGAGTTTGTTATACCGGTAGATATTTCTATGGGTTTAAGTTTCTGTAAACTTTCAGCAATAGAGATTAAGCATAAAAATTGTCCTAAAAGTGTAGAGAAAATGGCCCGACTCCTACAGTCTAACTATGATACACTCTGTATCAAAGCTAAAGAGGAGGTTAAATAAATGTCCAAATTTATCCAGTCCAGAGAACCTGAAACTGTAATCTTAACTCCACTTTTAGATAGACCTTATCAATGGGAATGTCCTAGATGTGGGGCAATTCAACCAACTGACTTAACCGAAACTGTATCCTGCAATGCTTGCGCTAAGGAAGCTAAGGTTTCTAACTTCCTAGAACTAGTATCCGAATACCATAAAGACTGTCATATCCAATTACATAAAAGCCTAGATATCTTAATAGCAGATTTTATAAGTCATACAGGTAAACATTTATTAACAACTAATTTAATGGAACTTATGAAATGGTCCTACTTAGAAACTATTAATCCTACGGAGAAATAAAAATGCAACTATATCATCTAGGTATATTAGGAAATACTATTTGGGAAACGCAAAAAGAGATCCATTTACTTAATTATTGTGTAGATGTAGAATTATTTGAATTGGGGTTTACAGATAATTCGGAAAGGGCTAAGCTAACTAAAGATATAGTAGATGCGATAATTTCTAACCGACATACGGAGAAATAAATGCCCTCCTCCCGCACCTTACCCGACTGGTTAAGCGGCTTTATGGAGATGACTGAGGAGAGCGAACCTCCTTTTAACTTCCGTTTATGGACAGGTATCTCTGTTATAGCCGCAGCCTTACAACGTAAATGTTATACTTCTTTAGGCCCCAAAGAAGCCGGTGCATTGGTGTTTTATCCAAACCTTTACATCCTCCTTGTTGGCCCTAGTGGTGTACGGAAAGGTACAGCCATGGGTCCAGGATTTAAACTGTTAAGCGAAGTAGGTAATATAGAAATTTCCTCCCAAGCTACTACCCTTCAACAACTTATCCGTAAAATGAAAGATATAAACTATTCCCATCATGATCCACTAACAGGCACCTCCTGTTTTCATGCCTCACTAACCATCTTTAGCAAAGAGTTTACGGTATTTTTAGGTTATCAAAACCACCAACTTATGTCCCATCTATGTGACTGGTATGATTGTGAAGATGAATGGACTTATGAAACTGTGAGCCGGGCTAAGGAAAAAATTATCGGGGTATGGTTAAACATTATAGGTGCCACAACCCCTGCATTAATCCAATCCTCCCTTCCACTTGATGCTATAGGTGGAGGTTTAACCTCCCGTACCATCTTAGTCTATGAAGAGAAAAAAGGTAAGTTTATAGAATTCCCCTTTATAGGAGAAAAAGAGAAAAAACTTTATACAGCCTTAAAGAATGACTTAGAAAAAATCTACCTTCTCCGAGGTAACTTTAAATTTACCAAAGAATTTATAGAACTCTGGTCAGGTTGGAGGCAAGAACAAGAGAGACAACCACCTAACTTCCATGATCAAAGATTTGATGGGTATATTTCTAGGCGACCAAACCATATAATGAAATTATCTATGGTAGTATCCGCCTCAGCTAGAGATGATTTAGTACTTAGAGAGCAGGATTTTATACGGGCAAGAGAAATTCTCCATAGCACTGAACATAATATGCCAAGAGTATTTAGTGGGGTAGGTAAAAGTGACCTAGCTGCTATAACTAGCCAAGTAGCAGCCTTTATAGCAACCAAAAAAACCACCTCCATAGATGAACTAATGAATGTATTTGTTAATGATATTGATATATGGTCCTTAGAAATGCGTGTCCTAAGGACCTTAGAATCAATGGGTAAGATTAAGATAATTAATGGTAGGCAAATTACCTGGAAAGAAACTTAACCTCCTTCCCCAAACAATCTCTCCAATTCTACTTGAAACCTTTCCGTAGCTATTTTACTAACCCTAGGATCATTGAGCTGTTCCATAAGAGCAGCTCTCCCTCCTTCATCTTCACGTTGATATTTCCTATAAAACAACTGTGCTCGGGCTTCAGGTGTAGGTTGCATTAACATCTTACCAGCCCAAAATTCATAATTACTAATTCCATACATCTCTACCATCTTCTCTGCTGCATCTACCCTACGTTGTTGTTCTTGCGGAGTATCTGCCTCCAGTGCAAATTTTAACACATCCGCATAGGTAGTTTTACTATCAGGATGTTTAAACTCTGTGACTAAGACCTTTAACATATGGTTAGCAATAAGCCTCTGTGTCCTAGCATCCCTAGCTACTTCCTCACTAAGTTTCTTATCCTCCTGAGTAGTACCAGTAATAGCTATAAATGGAAACCTATATGCCAATTCAGCAGCTATATCCATCCTTAATGCAGGATCTACATTCCTAAGTATCTCATAACAATAACCAAGAAACCCTGTTACCTCATTCCCGCTAGTAAATATTTTCTCCATAGCCCGGTCAATTTGCTCAGGACTTTTATTTAAAACTGTACCTATATCCTGTGCATACTGAGGAGTTTCTAAAGGATCATATTTATACCTTCCTTCAACATCCCCACCTTTCCATATCTGATCCTGAGTCCAAGTATCATAGTTACCTCCATAAGCTAGCCAGGCATTTATAGTAGGAGGTAATGAGGATATATCCGCCGGGCTTAAACTATCAGTTATATTTCCAATAACATTAGCCGCATTAAATTTAGCATCCTCTTTCTCTCCAGGAGTACCAAACATTCTGGTAAATGCATACCTCCACATATTAGTAAATACTCGCTGGCCTTTATCCAATTTAAGCTGTAAAAATAAATACCTCTTTTTACCAGTATCAGGATCCTCAATATATAGGTCTGCCAAAGGTATATTCAAGTAATCTTGTTTCTGCCTATCACTCATATTCTTCCATGTCTCTGGCCCAAATGCCCTCATAGCAGCATAGGATAAACCTACCGGCAGGGCAAGCATTCCAACCTTAAGCGCCTGCTCCCATTTATTTCTCTGCATAGGTCTAAATATCCCTCTAGTAGCCTGGATAGAAGCATTTAAATATGGAGTAAACACATCCACATTCTTAGCTATACTTCCTCCTTGTGCATAATCCAAATAATCCCTAGCTACTGCACTAGCCTCACGAGAAAGCTCAGATTTTTTCCACACTTCTTCTAAACTAATACCTTCCCTCTTAGCTATTTGCCTACCAGCTTGTTCCCTTAAAGCCAACCTACCTGCAATTTCATTTGTGGTAGCTATATGGCTAAATAACTCCAATATAGGGACTATTTTATCTCTCTTACCTGTAGCATAATCCACACTACTCCTAGTTGACTGGGCTAGGAAATGCATAAGCATTCCATCTTTAGCAGCATCCTCAAACTTCCCTCTTTTATGCCAAGCATCTCCATAAAACTTTTTAAAATCCGTACCAAAATACCAAGGAGCTGTAAAAGGATTATACGTACTCTTCCATTGAAGTTCTTTGTATTTACTTCCATCTGCCCTAACTTTTTCTACCTCTCCAACCGGTATCTGACTACTCCACCACATATGCATGAAATCCATAGGTATCTGAGAGAAGGCAAATTTTAGATTTATACCTGTAGCCATAGGTTTAAGTATATTACTACCTGAAAGTATCCTAGCCCACTTAGATACGATATAAGGCATTTGCCCATATGATCTATTCCACTGTCGTGCAATAACTTCGGGCATCATATAATGGGATTTCTTTCTATCTATCCATACACTAAATGGAGTCCAGCCAGGAATAGATTCTAATTTACCAGATTTACCCTTAGGTCTTTTCTTAATTAACCCTGTTGCACCAACTTGCTCTGCTAAAAGGACTAATGCCTTAGCCGCATTATTTTTAGCTATAGAGGTTTCAGTAGTCACCGCAAATTGTTGGAGCAAAAACATAGCATCAGTTTCAAGTACATCTTCTTCAATACCTTTAGTTCTAAGCCATTCTACCCCAGTCTTTTTAGCGGCTAATACACCACCAGGTCTAAATATCCCTTCAGGGTCTATAATTTCTATAAGTTGCCTACGTTGATAATCCAGGTGTCTAAGGTTATCATAAGTTTCATCACTTATCATACTTTCTTTATGCAACCTTCTAATATATCTTTTATGATAGCCAAAATAAATATTAGCACGCTTATTTAGGTTTTTAAACGCATCATCACCTATATTATTCTTAACCTGTTCAAGGTAAAAAGTTGCTTCATTACCTCCAATATTTAACCCAGTCTTTTTATCTTTATATCCCTTAAACTTAGGATGTGTTTTTTGTATTTGTTGTAAACGCCTGGCAAAAATTACCGTTTCAAGTAATTCTTTATTTTCCTTATTAAGCCCTCTATTTATAACCCTATCCGCATGGGCTATCTCATTCTCTGCCTTAGCTGAAGCACCAGCAGAGAGGAGGAATTCATTTATAACCCTCTGTCCTGCTAAACCAAATTTCTCTAACTCTTCCCGCATATCTCCAAAATGATCCCATACCATTCTTCGTGCAGGTCTAAAACCCTTATCCCATTCATTCTTTTGGAACTTACCTGCTTTAAAGGTTTTCCACATATTAGAAAACCCTTCATAGGCTTGTTGAAGAGGGATACCTGAATAAAGCATAAACCCCTTATCTTCCTTAGCCAACTTCTCTACTGCCTGCCTACTACTCTCTACCCTATCCATCTCTTTCCCAGTAGATCTCTCATAGGCTTTTTCAATCACTTCCCTATTAGCCTTCAATGCAGTAAAGGCTTCTTTAGGAAGTAAGGATTTTTTACCAAACTCTTTTACTGCTTCCCATTCACTTTGTATAACTTCAACCGGGTCACCTATTATAACAGGTTCATTTTCTCTAGTGGCTAACTCCGCCCATACACTCATATCTCTAACTAGGGCTTTAAATTCCTCAAAGTTTTGTAAGCCATTTTTGCCTATAAAGTGAGACTTAATGGTAGAGCTATCTACCTGTGTAGCCAGATCATTTAACCTCTCCCTATAAGTTTCTACCAAATCTTCATCAATACTACCATCTAAATATTGGTTAACTCCATTTAACAACCATGCTGCATAAGCCTCTGGATTACTTTGGTAAATTTTAGGGTTATTTACATATTCCATAGCTCTAGCATCAGTAGTAGTTTTCTCCTGCCTAAACATAGACCTACCAGTCTGCTCACCCTCTTCAGGTCGTACCTCTCTAGCCATATCCAGTTCAGTAGAATCTACTTGGGCTAGTTTCAGTATATCCTGTATTACCTGCTCCTCTCCTTCCTTCTCTTCAACTTTGATACGCTCTGTATCAAAGCTAGCATCTGCCATATTCTGTTTAGCTTTTTCTTGTATCTCCCTAGTAGCCTCAGGAACACTTCTAGTCCCCATAACTTCATCTGCTACCGTAACAGTATTGGCTATATTACCAACTATCCTTTCATGCTTAACCTCACCAGGTTCTCTTTCTGTAGGAGCAAGTGGACCTAAAGGAGCACCAACCATAAAACCTACCAAACCGCTTTCAATAATTTTCCATAATTCTATAGGGTCATTGTATCCTATTTTCTTTGATAACTCCTCCGTAGTAGCCTGTAAAGCTTCTGTAACACCTTCTCTTAAACCCTGATAAACAACCTTATTAAGAAGCCCTCTAGCTCCAGGTGTATTATTAATTAAGTTACTAATACCAGCAAAATCCAACGCAGCATTTATAGGTCCTACGGTAAAAAATAAAGCTGAGGCAATACGAGGATCTACCTCACCTCCCTTTAACATCATCTCTGTTTCATAATCCTCTACCGCCTGTCCACCATAAATATTCATACCAACTAGAATAGGTCCAGCTGGATTACCTAGACTTATTACTGCTCCTGTAGTTAGGGCTGCCATATAAGGAATAGATTTAGCAAAGAAGTAAGGTACTGTAAGAGGATCCCTAAATATTTGTAATATACCTCTCCCATCAGGTCCAAATAATTGTACAAACTCCGGATCTGCTGGCATATTATCCAACATCTTTTGAGCCTTTTCTTTTATTATAGGCTTAAGGGCCTCAAAAGATTCTGCAATTAAGGGTAAGTTAGTAGGTGAACCACCTAACATAGTAGGTATATTCCTAATAGTCTTAGCCCATTCACCCATGGCATTACCTAGAGCATTAAATATATGTACCGTTTCTTTCTGAGCACCTTCAATAACCTCTGCCGGAGTTAATCTTTCTTTCATAGGTACAATAATATCATTACTGGTATCTAACCTTCTACCTTCCAAAGGCAAAGGTCCTGCATAAACTTTAGGTAGAGCCTCCGGTTCTTCAATCTTAGCTGCCTCCCTCATACGAGTAATTTCTTGTCGGCCAAGCAAGAAATCCATTTCACTTCTAGCCCCTTCGTAAGGATCTCCAAACCTTCTAGTAAGTATAGATTGAGGTCGGGTTTGTATTGGTGGAGGAGTAATAGGAGCCACAGGTACGCTAGCTTCAGATTCTTCACCCCAACCACTTATATAATCCTCACCAGTAACCTTCGCATTTTTAACCTCTTTAACAGGCTCTTCCCAACCATCTATATACTTACTCATTACTTAGCCCTCACAAAGAATTCGTCCTTAGTACCCTCATTAACTACCCAGCCCTTTTCACCTGTGTCAGCCTTAGTAACCTTACGCACACTTTTTGCATAGTTAGAACCTACTAAGGTTTGTAAACGAGATTCCATATTTTTATTAACCTCAGCGCTATCATACTCTCGTTCAATCTCCTTAGACCTCTCAGGAGTCTGCTGTTCTTTAGGTAAAGTAGCAACCTTAGCTTGGACATACTGTAATCTTTTAAGACCATATCCTGGAACCGCAGCAATTTCTTTAAATATATTAGGTGCAAAATTCGGACTTTTAACATTCTTCAATGCTGCCTGTTTAGCCTTCTCAGGATCTGCAACTTCGGAGGTTAACCTAGCAGTCTCAGCCTTCTCTTCAGGAGTAACCCTAGATTTAGCCAAGGCTTTAGTGAAACTTTCAAAGTTATGTTTAGGAACTACTCCACGCCTCCTAGCCTCACTTACATAAAAGTTATACTCATTAACTGCCTGTGTTCCAGCATCCCTAAACTCATCCCATCTTAAATGCTGTTCTTCAGGTATACCTAATCCACCTTGTTCTTGCTTATAGAATAGATAGGATTGTATTTCTGGAGATTGCTTAAATGCCGTAAGAGCTTCAGTAGGTGTAATGTTAATAACCTCTTCAGGATCCCCACCTATACCAGGCAAATCTCTCCGCTTAATAGCCACCGATCGTACATCCTCTACGCCACCATACATACTTTCAAACTGCTTAAGTTTCATAGCCTTATCTAAACGATCCTGCTGGATAAATTGGAGTAAGCCTTCTGCTCCTAATGCCTCTTGCTGATATTCAGGTAAAGAGGAAAACTTATCTACAATATCATCTCCTCCCATCCATTTACTTAAGGCATCCTGATATTCAGACACTGACCGAAATTGTTTGTCTGGCATCATTATTCTCCAAAAAGTTGAAGGATACGATTTTTAGTTGTATTATCTAAACCACCACCACCCGTAGGTGAGGTAGCTCCTAATACACCAGAAGAACTTGGTGCAGTAGTTTCTCCACCTTCCTCTTTAGATTTAGCACTAAGTAGACGTTTATCAGAGGTAAAAGTAATCTTACCATCCCCACCTATCTTAAGATCCCCTCTACCTTGATCTGCTAAGTTTATAAAATTTTCTACCGCAGAGAGTTTTTGCATACCTCCACCACCTTTTTGTGCTAAACTCTTTGCTGCATCAAGTGCCTCTGCTGATTGTTGACCTTGCCTAACTTCACCAAGTACGCTACCTACCCCTGCCATACTTTTATTCCCACTAGCGGCGCCTGCCATTTTAAGCATATAAATTACCCATGCTGGTATTGCCATATTAAACCTCCTTAACTCATTAACATCCTACCAAATAACATTGTTAAAGGATCCCCACTTAAACTCTGAGTATTTACTCCTGCACCACTAGGCGCAGCCATTAAATTAGCTCCATGCTGAAATACTTCCAAATCCCATTTAGCATCAGCTACATCAAAGGAATACTCTTGATCCAATTCAATCTTCTCTGCATTTATGCGTAGTTTATTTGCCTCTGTAACAGCTTGTACAACCTTCGATTCCATTTCCGCTCTTAATGAGGCAATCTTAATCATCAAATCACTACGTTCAGTGGCAGAGGCTTTAGCTTTAAGTCTCAAATCTGCCGCAAATTTATTGACATCTCTATCTTGTCCATCTTCCAATATAGCTTGACCCAGGGTAAATGCAGAAGAATGCACAGCTCCTATATCTCGCATACCTGCCTGAAATCTAGGTAAAACTACCGATATAAGTTCAGCATCAGCTTGGTTTCTATACGCAGTTACTTCGGCATTAATCTCTACATCCGTAAGTTCATCAGGCTCAAGTGCATCAAAATCCATAGTAGCCGCAATAGAGTTAATTAGGTTATTAAAAGTAGTTACCTCAGTATCAATATTTCCTAAAGGCCCTGCAGGATCATAGGGTACCATACCCGCGTATGGTGAAGCACCTAATGCAGCATTAAGGATATCTGTCATAGAATCACTGATTGCATCTACTCCTTGGTTAAGCCAGTTTGAATGAACCGTTTCTACATATGCAGGATATCCAACCTGCCCAGAAGAAGCACCTGAGCTTCCCATATTATTCCTCCTTCTTTTTCTCTAACTTTGATACAGATTGTATCAAGGCGGGAGAAACTAAAAACATAGCCCCTGTAGCACCGAACTGTTTACCTATTTCAAATATACGAGGATTAGCCGTATATGCACAAATATTTTCACATCCATGTTCAATAGCAAAATCAACTAGTTGTTGATAACCATCTATCCAATCCTCTTCTCGTATCTCGCCTACGGCAAAAGCAGTATAACCTAATAACATCTTAGCACCAGAGGTAAAGTCATATACTATAGTGGTAGTACCTATACCATTCAGTGTATCCTCTTTCTCTATATCCCTATAACTTCCCCAACATTGAACAGTACCTAACATCAGATTATTATAAATCTGTTGCATCCTGGTATCTTTACCACTAGCTATAGGAGGTAATGAACGTTCTATAGCGAGTTTTATAGTATTCCACCTTTGAACTATTTCTTCCTTACTTAATCTACGAAGCATACTAATTACCTAAGTTAATGTTAATATTAATGGTTATAGTAAGATTGGTAGGATTAGCAGGAGGTGTACCATTTATCACTTTATATATTTCATTACTAGGCCCACTCTCTTTACCACTTTCATTATAAGCCGTAACTATAAAGTAATGAGTACCTGGTTCCGTTATTTGTATATTAAAGGTTTGTGTTCCAACAGGGATTTCCGCAATAAAATTATTATAAGGAACTACTCCACCAAAACTACTCCCTACTTTATGATATAACCTATACCCGGCCAAATCACTTTCAGTATTAGGATCCCAAGCTAACCCAATAGTCCATGAAGTCGTCCCCTGTTGTGCATAAAGCATAGTAGGTAACAATACCAACATAAGTATTAAACTAACCTTTCGCATAAATCCCCCTTATTCCTCTTAAATCATCCGCTTTGTAACGAACCTTCATATAGCTAATATCTATATCACTAGGTTCATCATAAGCTAACCTTAGCCTAAACTCTATACCACCGCAAATTAATGTAGCAATACCTTGATTATTTATAGGTACATATTGCGTAGTATTAAATGGTTCATTAGGAGCATTCCTATAATCTATAGCTACCTCATATGTACCACTTCCAGAGCAACCTACCTCAATAGTAAAAATAGTTTTATGCGCCCTAAATCCAAAATCTATAACATTAGTAACACATTCAAAACTAGTATCTTCTTCCTGGGTAAAAAACCCTACTGCTTGCCCAGCTACTCTAGTAGCTGAGGAAATTATTTGATTAGTCTGGGATAGTCCGTAGGAACTTAATAGGTAACAATAACTACCATCCCCTATATAAAACTCCCCCATACCTTCGCTATTACTACCTGGTACAAAAGAAACTATTATGGTGGATGTAGTAGCAAGTAAGTGCTTATATCCTAACATTTCTACTGCGGGAAAATTATTTTCATAGCTAACCTTATACAAATCCCCTTCACTACTTACAAAAGAATGGATTAGTTCATTTCCATTTACCGCACCTTTATTAGCTATGCCAAACCCAGCTAACTTAATATAACCAAAGGTAGCCATAGGAGAAGTAACTGCTCTTAGGTATCCTATACCATCCTGGCCATATATCATAACTCCATTACCAAGCTGTTTGACCTCATATATAGGACCATTAAACTCTGCATGTTTATATCCTGCAGTACCCTTCCTATCCAAAGCAAAGTTAATACTACCTATATCACTCCACCCAATATAACTCTGCCCAGCTTCAGTACAGGAAGGAAAAGTAAAATTACCTACTACTCCTTGACCTTTAAAATTACATACAGTTTTAGCTAAAGGAATGGTAGTATGTACCAAGCTTTTAGTCCATATACCTGTATCCCCAGCTCGCTCAACTACTAATGTACCATCTTTCATAACTAATTGATATAAGCCAAAATCCCCTACACTCCATAAATCATTACTTAATACATTATCTATATCTATAATCACTGGTACAAAAGTTCCATCTATCAATAGTTCATAGAAGGTATTTCTCAACCCTATAGCTCGCCTATTCATACCATAAAAGTATTGAGGAAAAGGCCAATCAGGAGAAAGATCTGGATATACTACTGGCGGACTATGCTCAAAAGCTGGTATAAGGCTTTCTATAGGTTCTAATCCAGCCTTACCAACTCGCGCACCTTTAAGTACCTCAAATATTTTGGCATTTCTAGGTACATTAGAAAAGGGTTTTAACCCGGTAGTAAATCCTTCATCAAAGGTAAATTCAAACTCCCTCATCGGAAATTTCCTCCTTAACTACCTCTAATTCACGAGCTAGAAAGGATTTAACTTCAACCTCGCTTATATCAGGTAGCCATAAAAATGCTACCCATACATTACCTAAATTCATATCAGTAGGTAGAATTATACTCAACATATCACCAGTATTAACATACATATCTAAGGAAAATTTATTAAAATTTTTCCTAAATGTAGCAGATATACCACTACCCATACCAGTATCATTTGTAGTCTGGGCACTAATTATAATACCCTTTTTAACATCCCCTTCCACATATATACAAGCATTGGTTATTCTACCCTCTCCAGGAAACATATACCTAAGTACCACACCATCTTCAGGTATTTTAGAAATATAGAAGGACACTGGAAAAGGTGATATGTAACTACTAACCCTTTGATTATAGGTTTTTCTTTGTAACCTCCTAACAGCTGCCTCGGCTGATTTAAGTCTTTGGTCTGAATTAGTACCTTTAATAAGTGTCCTACGCATAATAGTCCCTCCTATAAAAACTCCAAGACTGTTTTTGCAGATCTATATTTAAGGGATTTACTAAACACCTTATGCAGTTCCTGTGGGTTTAAGTGTGGATTAGATGCATTAGGTAGTTTAAAATTATCTAAAACTATACCATTCTTACATACATCCTTATGATAATTATAAAATCGTATATTAGCTCCCAGGCAAAAAGCCTCCATCATAAGATTAAATCTATTAATTAAATCAGTCCTAACTTCCCAAACACTTCCATTACTTGTTCTATTACCTTTACTACCTAAATAACTAATTACCGGAGTTGGAGGACAACTAGCTATGATTAATCTATAACCTGTTAAAGTACGAATAAACCTTATATAGTTTAAACAGGATTGTACTATTACCTCTACAATTCCTTCTTTCTGTTTCTTCCATGAAAGTGAGGAACAATCTACCTCACCCAAATGAAATAAATAAATATGTTTAGTACCTAGCTTTTCCATTACAGATCTAAATTTATTTCCTGCCTGAGTCCTTGAATTTTCATTAGCAAGACCATAAGCAGTAGCGCCTGGGATCATTCCTATATACCCAGCTATACCTCTAAATCCATGAATATGGCTATCACCAAGTACAACTAACATAGTTAACCTTCCATCTGGTCAATTTCAGATATTTCTTCCTCTACTATATCTCTATCTATATCCATAAGCATTTCATTAATGGTACTTTCCCAATCTAATCTACCTTGCGAGTTACGGTTAAATATCTCAACCTGCCTAAGTCCAGCTGCTATAAGGATGTCTGGATGATTTACTGTCCAATAATTTTCATCCGTATCAGCGGACATAGGTATGGTATAAAAATATCCCCATACCTCTAATGTCATTTGTTGATCAGCTTTAGGAGCAAATAAGATACCATTATATTCATAATTAGCACCAATCATTACATCCGCATACCCTATCATAGAATCCATACCAAGCATATTAGTTTCAGGTACAGCTCGTAAGTATGCGGGAGTGTAATATAATGGTGTATCTTCGTCAATTAGATTCCATGGTTCTGGGTAGGAAATTCTAAAATCCTCTATAGTTTTCTTAGTAAGTTGGGTTCTAGTAGTGGTAGTACCCATCCACACTTCTTTTATCGATTGGCAGTATTTAAAGGTAGCAAAATAATCCCCAGCACTAACTACTTTAAAAAATCTACCTGCGGATTTTTTATGTATTATTTTTCTATCTAACCATTTCATACCACTATTCAAAAAGAAATTGGCTCCTTGGTCTTCACCTAAGCTACCTACAAGATCAAACCTACCACTAAGGGTTCTAAATTGCTGCCTTACTTCCAACAGATTCATATTTGCTCCTTAGAAGTAGGTGGGTAACCGAAGCTACCCACCTAAATTTAATTCAACTATGATACAGATTGTATCAAAGTTTAGAGATTAACCATTAATATTGAACCCAGTCAGGTAGCCAAATTTAGAAGGATGATGCATTTCCAATCCAGCTTCAGTTAGCCACTCTTCATTCTTACCATCAACCCTACCACGGCCAGAGGATTTATCCGGATAAAACTTAGTATCACGGTTTCGAACATTCCGATACTTAAGTTCTTTAGGCTCCAAAATAATCATAGCATCCCGAAGGGTAGGATTAGAACTCATGAGAGGATGTGTTTTAAGGTACAAAGTGCCAAAGGGAGAAATCCACTGAAGGATTTTCAACCCATAAGCTTCATCCTTGGGAGTAAGGTTAATAGTAGCACCATTCATAGCAAGCTGAGTAATACCATTAACAACCTGTGAACCGCACAGTGCGAGTTTTTCACTTGCGCCATAACGGAATACCGGTTCAAGATGGTTATTCAGCCACAATGCGCCACCATTAAGCCAGGTAACACCCACACCCTCAACCGAAGTAGGATAATGTGAAACGTTATTAGGAGCATAGGTTTTAACAAAATTTACTATACCTCTAGTAGTACGTTCAGGTTTACCATTATCCCCAGTCCTCTCAGTCATGATGCCAAAGAGGAAGGCCATTTCCATCTCAAGACCATGAGCTTCCAACTTCTCCCTCTTCTGTTTCTGATACTCAGCCTCAGTTCTAAGTTCAGTCTGCTCTGCGGTACCAGTAACACTTAAAGAGGTACGGAAGATTTGAGTTTTGTTATAGATTTTAGTAGGATCCTTGTTCACAGTATCCGGCATTTCAGCGCCTTCAGAGTGAATGGAACCGATAACCATAAGTTGATCTGCATTAGTGATATCGGTTAGGCCTCCAGTACCATTATCATCATTCTCAAGGAGTCTGACACCTACAACTGGATTAGCCCCATTTACATCCACATGAACACATTTACCTACAACATCATTATTAGGATCACTATCATCCCTAAACATCAACTGGTGACCAACTCTTACCAATGTAGCAAAACTAGAAGGTACTCTAGCATAGATAACATCAGTGGCTACACCACCACCTGCATAAAGTGCTGCCATATCAGGAGTGGTATAAACCTCACCAGCTACGATAGTGGTATAAACAGCATCCACACTATCTTCCCACCAGTAAAACTCAGGATCGGTAACTCCTTCATTACCCATCATAGAAAGGATAGCAGTGAGTGGTGCCATACCATTCGGATAGAGATACATAATTTGTTGGCGCCAGTTATAAGGACGTTGTCCCGCAACCCAGTCACCAGTTCCACGCATTCCTAAAAATCCCATAATATATTCCTCCTAAAATTAGCTAGTTATTGTTCTTCAGGGGCCGAAGTGGTAGGAGCACTAGTCGGAGGTTCAGTGGTACCCGTAAAGGTAAGAGTATCACAACACCTGAACCAACACTGCCCATCACTTTCAAAAATAGCCCTGTCACATTTACCATTAAAAACAACATCTCCCTCCCAGCATTCACTATCATCATCGTCTGCAATGGTGATAGTATTAAATGCATCAGCATTCCTACATACAACAAAATACCGTCTACCTTGTGCCTCAGTAACTTTAGGCAATAGTACAGTATACGGTCCCGTAACAGGAGTAGCTTCCAGCCTAACCCTCTCACATCTCACAGGAATCTGTCCTGCGGCAGCGAAATGAACCTCTTTTTGAGGTACACTTTGCATCTCACTAGCAGTCTTTTCAATACTCATTTGCAGTTCCTCCTATTAGAATTGTTCTGCATACTTAATCATGGTTTCCATTTCTTTTTCCATCTCCGAGAGTTTAGCATCGGATTTTTTACTAGATTTTTTAACTCCCTTAGTTTTAGGAAATGACGGTTTATCCTGCTTAGACTCTCCTACTTCCTTTTCAATTTTAATCATAAGCCTCTTTCTAGCCGAATTAGCCACTAGGTCGAAGTATTCTTCCAAGGAGAGTTTCTCTTTATCCTCAGCACTCAGACCTCCTAATATATCCTGACCTACTTTACCTACAAAGTTTCTATAATTAGTAAGGTCTTTATTTTTACCATAAAACTCCTCATTAAACCTAGCCATAGTTGCCTTATGCTGCATGTCTTGGGTTAAGGTATCCTGAATTTGTGTAACTTCTTCTCTGCCTTTATGATATACCTTATTCAGCAACTTATTAAGTTTTTTAGGATCTAATGCACCATCTTCCTCTAATTCAAATTCCTCCAAAAAGTTTACTTCTGTCGGAGTAGTTGTAGTGGATCTCTTAGAGGTTTCTACTACCTTACTAGCTAATACGGAATCTAATTCCTTTCTTATAGCCTCTAAGGGATCCACCTCATCGTCTTCAGTTTCTTCTTCAACTCCTTTCTTTGCATCTTCTTCCTCGTCTTTAGTTTCTTCTTCCTTAGTTTCTTCAGAACCTTCTCTACTTTCTTCCTCTCCCTCTTTGTTATCTCCTTCTGGATCATCTCCATCAATTTCGTCACTATTGGAAGCATCAGTAGAGGTATTAGTGGGTTCATCCTTTAACTCTCCTTCCCCTCCGGGGATAGTTTCCATATAGTTATTCATTTGATTAATTTCATCCAACAAAGATGCGTCTACTTTAGACTTAGCCATGACAATCCTCCCTTTCTAACTATGATACAAGCTGTATCAAAGTTATAAAATAGGTTAATATGCTTGAGGCGCACGCCATAATTCTTTCCAATAACCATTAATAAAAGATCCTGGGGCACCATTAACATTTACCATAGCAATTACATCTCCTGCATAGTTACCAAAAGTAGGTATAGCAGCAGGCTGGTTTAATGCTATATATGTAGGATTACGTACAAATGCCACATTAGCATCCAGAAGTACAAATATTTTAATCTGGCCTTCTGTACCTCCAGTAATCTGGGCTATATTAGCTAATCCTGCTCCGGTTAAAAACACCATCTCCAACCGTAAAGAGCTAAGCCCACCTGATCCTACCACAATACTAGTGGCTCCGGGGACTAAGGCTAACCTAGTTACTGTGGCGCTTAAACCTAATTCTGAAATAGCCGTTTCAAGCGCATTTATAGCTACTCTTTCCTCTCTATCCCTAGCAGCCAAGGTTGATAAGAGATCACTATCAGCCGGTGAATTAACATTTAGAGTCATTATTTAACTCCTCATCAAATATATGATCTATGGTTTTAAGATTATCCAGAAATTGCTTAAAGTTAATAAGTGCATCCTCACGACCTTGTATACGTGCTATCATATAGCTATCTTGGCTAAGGTCATGTAACCTATATTCCTCTCTACATCCACTAATCCAATCCTCTAAAACATCCATCAAATCCGTACAAATTAGGGTTCTACCAAAGGAAGCTAATGCAGCTAAATCTGACTGAAATTCATAACCTTTATCCGTATCTTCAACATTAAAGGCAGTTTTACCTAATTTTACAATAACACCCATTTTAAACTCCTACCGGTATAAGGTTACCTTTCTCAGCTTCCCTGTTTACTGTTTCATCTGGAAGTATTTTAGGTTGTATATTATTAACATTACGCTTAAAATCTTCCACATTCTTCCACCCCATACGTTTAGCTAAATGTTCAAATATCCTAACAATATCGAAATTAGCCCGCACTTCTGGATCAGCCTGTACTATATTATTAAACAAAGTAAGCTCGGCTTCGTTGAAGTTACCACCAGGTATACTACCATCCCTTACTATTACATCATAATTTATTAACAAGTTATACGGAGAAATTTTCATCCTTCCACCTTTAACTAAAGCCTTAGCCTGAGAAGGATCAATACCATACTCCCGCAAAGTATCTTCTGTAAGTCTACCTGTAATCATTGCATAAGTTTCTTCATCCATCATCTGCTGGGTATGACTAGCGAACATATAACCTATATCCTGCAATCCTTGCATGCCAAGTACTCTAGCCAGGCGTTCTAACCTAGAAACACTCCCTTGCCTAGTTCCTTGAAACTCACTCTTAGTAAGTCTTTCTGGGCCACCTTTCCTAAGTGAACCTGACATAGAGGCATCAGCACCTATAACTCTTTCCATCCATTCAACTATATAAGTTGAATCTGCCACATTTGCGCGAGTTATATCATTAACAGGAAATTGTGCCAATACATCCTTAACACCCCTACCCCACTGAGGGCGCCTAAGGCGGATAATTTTACCAGCTTTAGGATTATTAATATCATGTATATTAACTGCTTGAGGATCAACAATCCACATATCGTTAACCGCTTTACGCACGTTAGCAATATGGGAGTTAAAGAGGAAATCTAAGACATGCTGTAAACCATACATGATTTCTAGTCTACCAATAGGTGTAGTAGTATATCCATCAAAATCTGGCGCACCTACAACTAATGGAAACATCCCATGGTTAAACTTAGTAGGTTTAGCACTTATAATAATCTTATCCGCAGCTAGGCCAAATTCCCACCGTTCAGGAACTTCTGAAGTACTGAGTTTATATTCTTTAGGTACTAAATCTACCTGACAATACAATATATCCACTGCCGTGCGTGAGTCATTTATGGTAGTATCTCTAGACAACCCAGTCCTTATACTTCTATTAGAGTTATCTGTACCATATTGAGATCTACGATCCTCTAGCTGCTTAACATATTTAATATTAAATAATTCTTCAGGAGTATCTAATTCTGACCTAAGTAAGTCATGCACATTATCGGTTGTTACCCATCCTTGAAAACCTGCCTTCTGTTGTTCCTGGATAGGAAAGTTAGGATCAGGAAGATATCTATAAGGATCCACATTATGTAAAGCATTACCTTCAAACAATACTGCAGGTTCTCTAGTTTTAATATACCTATTTTCACCTAAACCAATATCTTTCTTAACAGTTTTATAACCTCTCTTAACTACCCAATCTAAGGAACAAACACCTAACCCATAAGCTAAACAATCCCTAAAGAAAGTATGTAAATTCAAACCTACCTTACTTTTATTACAATGCATGTTAATAACGGATTCTAGTAATATAGCCCCAACAGTATCTTCAGATGTATATCCTTCATATCTAAATATAGGTTCCTGTACAAAGGCTACAAATAAATATGTAACCAATGTTTCTAACATAGCATAACTATATGGAAAAACTATTGAGGTAGGTTTTCTAGGATCCTTAGCTATAACCTCCTGTTCACTTTCATCCACCTCAATATATGCTGTAAGGGTTTCATCTATTTTATTCCAACTATCGTATCTGTTTGAAATAGCCTTATTACTAGCATTAGCATATTCAAGTATGAGGGTTTTAAGCTTCCTATGAAGTTCACTATCCGGGCGTAAATTTAACCCTTCAGGATATTCATATGCAAAATCTGTAGTAACCGTAAATTCTCTGTTACTTATATCACCATGCACTAAAGTAGGCATTATGTAACTCCTAAAATAGGAAACCTAGTTTCTACCACCAAAGATAACAATATTACCAATATTAACATCCGTCAAAGTGTTATCATGTATCCGAGTATAAAACTTCACAAATTCCTCTTCATATGATCCGGTCCCTGCAAAGGCGGCAAAAGTTCCTGTATCGCAAGTAACCAACGCTACATAATTTGTTGTGTTAAATGCATCGGTAAACCAAACCACATATCGCCCTGCGCCGTAACCAAAAATATAATCTACTCCAAAAGAATCATAAACTGCTGGAACTTGCTCAGCCACTTTACCATCATTATTTGCTGCCCCATAAGCAATGCCATTAACTGTAGTTACACAATCTATTTCATACAATTCAAAGGTATTTACAGCCACATTTTTTGCACAAAATGCTCTCTCATTGATTTGGGTCATACCTGTTTCATCATCAATAAAGATTATTTCATCCTCTGAAACAGAATGCCCTACTATTGTTATAACAACTGGGTTAGCTTGCGTAGCACCTCCGATTGTCTGCAATGCCGTTACAGGACTTCCATCAAAACTAGCCCACACTCTTGCAACACCATGGGCATTAATTTCATTATAGGCACGACCTACCTCACCTACGGATAATACCGTACAATTAGCACCAAGCTTGACAATCGGCGTGGTGCCTGTGTTAAAGCGGCCAGCTGCATAAACGTTGTCACCATTAGCGGTCAAATACAGAGATGTCGTTACAATGGATTCGGTAATGCAACCGGATAAATGATGAGATGAACTATCGATATAAAAACCGTAAGTGGACGCCTCTGCATGGCAACCAAAAAACTGGGTCGTATCGGCCTGCGTGTCTGTATGGAAACTGTAAGTGCTGGCTCCATTATCTCGACAGGCCGTTAATGTATTACGATTGGATGCCCCGGTAGCATTGCCGATTATATCAAAACCATGTGTATGCGTCCCAACACTATGGCAAGCAATAAGCACATTATAATTACCCTCACTGACCACACCATTATCAGTCCCATCGAGTACATATGATTTACCACCAATATCATTAATACGAATATTTTCAAGGGTACATCGATGCGCCCGAATAAGACCAATTCCATTAACTCCGGCAGTACTGTCTCCAGTGATAGTAAAATTCTTTAACATTGCCCGGTATGTATTCTGTGTAGCGTTATCTACAGGTGAAAATACATACTCACCCGCGCTTAGGCCAACTGCATTAAACTCCGTACTTTCTCTATTTTGACCTTCAATCACTGTATTGTTATAAAAATATAATGGACCTGATACAAGATAAGCAGGTCCCGCAGGAAAGATAATATGCCCATTGGCTCTTATAGAATCTAAACATCGCTGGATTGCTGCCGTATCGTCAGTAATGCCATCCCCTACAACATTCCACCAAGTAACATAACATTTACCGGACCTGGTAAACTCAATAGCACCAGTACCTAAAAATACTTGATCCCTAGAGGAAGCAATAATATTCTCAGGACTATATAAATAAAGTGTATGCCCAGTGGTGGTAATATCATTTCCTGGTAATATTTCAAGTGTGGTATTTGTAAAGGTTATATCCGTTGTCATAACATCGGAACGGTCTATTAACAAAGTTACCTCATCTGCATCTATATAAGCAGCTGCAGAACGTAAATAGCGAAACCAGGTATCACGTAAAGTAATTCCATCTACATAATCAAATTCACCAGCACCAGTAAAAAGCAAATATGGACCAGCCTCAATCCGATTAATATTACTTAACGTAACACCTGCATTTACAGCTATTTGATTCCCAGGACCTTCCCACTTAAGAGTAACATTGTTTCCTACTACTCGATCTGCGGTAATAGTACCCTGGTAAGAAAGTATTAAGGTTACTTCATCATCAGTAGTGTCTGCTATAGCCTTATTAAGATCCGTAAACCACCTAGAACGTAATACCGTACCATTAGCAAAATCATAATCGCCAGTACCAGTAAGAACTATTCTATCTGGAGCCTTTATATTCCTAGTATTAACGGTAATAGTAGTCCCTGCTCCAGCCGTTATTGCACCTTCTCGTTCAAATTCAAGGTTTAAATTATCTGGTATAATTAAATTAGCTGCTACGGCTTGGTTAGTAAATACCTTAACAGTTCTAGTATCCACTCCTGCAGCAGTAATAGCGTCAGCTAAGGTAGCAAATGCACGATCATCTACCCATGAACCATCCGGAGAAGTAATTATAACATCACTAAATAGCTGCGCATTAGGAGATTGGGCAAAACAGTTAGTACCAGCAAAAAATATCAGCAAAGTACCTAAAATAAAGCTTTTAATCTTCATAACCTCTCCCTTAAACTTTGATACAGGCTGTATCATAGTTAGCATATGAAAGTTCTATAGGTAGTGGAAATAAGTCCGAAGTATTAGCATATGTAGTTGCTATTTTATACCACATATCAGGACTCAACATATAATTAAAACAATAACGCCAAATTAAAAAATTTACTAATTTAAATCCAGCAGCTATGGTCATACCAGCATATTCTATAAATTTCCTATCAGTAAATAGCACAGCGGGTGTTTTATAAAAATATCCTGGTGCATACTGAACTACTGGTATGCCTCGTATAAAGCAATCTACCGAAAAGGTTGAGTTATAGACTAGCACAAATTCACAGCATTCTATAACACTGTGGTTACATTTATCAATCATACAACCATATTTATTTGCACTATTATGTAAACGAGTTAAAACTTCTGGAGTAGAATTCCATGGATGTAATTTTAAAAATAAATTTTTACCATAAAAAGCACAAGCCTCCTCAATAAATTGATAATAATCCTCAGTAGACCCAACACTCAGTACTGAACGATCTGTAGGATTTTGACAGGCTAAAACTACTCCATCCCAATTATAATACTTAGCAGTTTGCTGATATTTACTAGGAGTAGGAGAGCATAATATTATATCACTAGCGTTTTTAAGCGGTTTAAAACTTTCTATTTCATCCCAGGCTTCTGGTGAATTAAGGCTACTATATTGGTATAATCCTAATTTATCTATATGTGCTGCTTCCCAGAAGAAACCGGTCTCTAAACTCGCCCCATTAATAGTTACTTCAGGAGTCCCCCATAAAATATTATATGCACCATCTAATGGAGTAGATACAAAACTTATGCCAAATTTCTGCATAGAAAGCTGGTTAATATGCTTTATAGTTTTTAGTTTATCTAGATAATTAGGAAACGTAATCATTGCTTAATCTTTCCAAAAATAAATAAACTACCAGCTGCCTCAAAAGATTGGAAAACATCTAAATATTTAGATATTATATTAATCCACCATTCTTTAGGTTTAACTACTGTATGTAAATTATTCAATCCTAATTCTGGAAAAGGATTTCTAGCAGCGCGCATCCCACCTGTAGAAATAACCACATACTTTTTAGATAAATATGCCATATCCCTAATAGCACATTCTACACATTCTTCATCTGCCAAATGTTCTATTACATCATTTGATACTATTAAGTCAAAATTAGCGGGCGGATAATCCAATACTAAATCTTTATAGTAAACCTTACGCACAGGTAACCCATAAAGCTCTCCACCAGGTTGCATCAAACTATCCGCTATCTCAGTTCCACAGGCCTTATAACCACTAGCAAGTAACCATCGTAATAAATGACCCCTACCGCACGATAAATCTATAATTGACATAGAGGTATCACAATATTTACGAATAAATTCCATTATTATACCTTCACGTCTTGGAGATCCTCCATATAGACCTTTATTAGGTATAGCATGGGAATAGATATAGGAGTAAAGTTCCGCAGGATCTTTACTTGCTTTTGGTAATTCAATAGTAGCCAATAAACTATCAACTATTTCTCCACCAAATTCCTTCCTAATAGGATCAAAGGACATACCTAGTTCATTAAATCCATATAAATAATTTCTGATCCTATCTCGCATATCCAGATTAAATTTAGCTCCTTCAATATCATTAAATCTATGTAACCATCTAAGAAAAGGTAAACAAAGTACCTTATAACCTGATTTGCGAAATTTCTGATGTATATAGCCTTCTTCACCACCAAACCCGCTAAAATTAGGATTAAATCCTAACCAAGCCGACTTTCTACAAGCAAATAGTCCTAAACCATGCATAGGAATTTCAAATACCTCAGTAGGTAAATCCTTCTCCTCTATAATTTCAGACCAAATACCCCACATAGAACCTCGCCAAACTGGTTCCATATGGGTAACCATAGCTGTAGTATTATCATACATCATAGGACCATGTAATAAATCATTACATTCCGTGTTAGATATAGTCCATTCCTTAAATTTACTTATAGCACCAGAAGTAAGCAAAACATGGCTATCTATACAAATTACCCATTCACCCCTAGCTTCCTCAAAAACTTTTTGCCTAGGAGCAGAGGTACCTTGTATATCTATATAACGTACATAACGAGTATTAGTTTTACACCAAGTAGTTATCCACTTTTCAAGATTATCATTACCATAATTATCTACAACTAATAACTCAGTATCAACTAAATCTTGGTAAAGTCTAAGTGCCTGCAGTGTAAAATACACTCCACTATGATCGTTATAGTTAGCCATACCTATAGTAAGTTTCATTTATTCACCTTAGGTTCAAACTTATGGCAAGCTATTTGCTTAGGTTCCACACATACTTCAACCAAAGACATTCTAGTGCCTTCTGGTACTAACATCGGTTTAGGTGGATTAAAATAACATACTAATTTACCTTCCTTACTAACTCCTGCATAAATACAATTTTTACACATCCTTTCCATATAATCTCCTTTCATAAGTTCTAACTTTGATACAATCTGTATCATAGTTTACGTATAGGAATATTCTATCCATCTAATTAGGGTTACTGTAGGAGCTACCTGTCTCAAACGACAATAATCTCCGGGTAAAATATGTACCGTTATAGTTACTTCTATCCATTCCCCCGCTGCTAAGTCTTTACCAGACCTGGCCGTTTCAAAAGTTGGTGGATTAATAGCATCCGTTTCAAACACTACCAATGCTCCAGATGGAGGCAGGGTTGTAGTGGTAGTTGTTGTTGTTGTAGTAGTAGTAGTGGTACTAGTTGTTGTTGTACTGGTAGTCGTGGTTGTAGTACTAGTGGTAGTAGTACTAGTCGTGGTAGTTGTTGTTGTAGTTGTAGTTGTGGTTGTAGTGCTGGTTGTAGTACTAGTTGTTGTTGTAGTAGTTGTTGAAGTAGTAGTCGATGTCGTACTTGTTGTGGAGGTTGTAGACGTAGTTGTAGTTGTACTTGTTGTAGTGGTCGTGGTTGTTGTGCTAGTAGTTGTGCTAGTAGTTGAAGTAGTAGTGGTGGTAGTAGTGGTAGTGGTAGTAGTGGTACTAGTTGTTGTTGTTGTTGTTGTGGTTGTAGTAGTCGTAGTTGTACTAGTCGTAGTCGTGGTGGTCGTCGTAGACGTGGTTGTAGTGGTTGTAGTGGTAGTAGTGGTACCACCAGCTTCCGTATAGCGAGGAATGCCTGCACATATATACCAAACAACCTCTCCATCCCCTCCCAGAGACGGGATGCCTGCCGTTATATCCCAAAGTACCTCAGCCATTTAACTTCCTATACCAAACCCTACAGTGTCAGTGCCATCGCCGTTATATGTCCGGCTGGCCGTCAAATTAAAATCATCATTACCACGATCACTATAGCCATCATCCGCATCGGGATCTTGTTGATTAGTATTAGTAACTCCTTCAAAGGCTATATAAAGGGAATACAAACCCTCTTCAGACCAGGCAGCAGGATCTCCAAGGTCATTCCCATTATTATGAAACAGGTTCCACCCGCATATGGTTAATTCCTGACTGAAATCAATTCCGAGAGTATTATTTGTTATTCTGTTTGCAAATAGTTCCACCTCATCCGAGGCAATTCTCATACCGGTAACTTCACCATCTGCAATACATCCGAAAACTTGACTGTAAAGGAGAAGATCATAGCCCTCATCTCCGGAATCCGGGCCGTTATCATGAGACAAACAATGTATAAGAGTAACGTGATTTGTTGCTGTTACAAAACCACTATCCGAATTTATATAGCCCACACAAAAATAGAAAGTGTTTCCATAGCCAGAGGAATGAATGCCATGAGCGCCGTTCGAATACGCATTACATCGTACCATATGATGATAATCGCAATTGAGTAGATAAAAGCCAGTTGATCCGGCTCCATATGCAATACAATTAATCCAAATCCAATGATCGCATCCGGCATAGCCTACGAAGCCGTTGGTCGCGCCGTTTTTAAATTCAAAATTCTCCCACCTCAGATAAGTATATGCAGATGTGCCGCATGATAGGCAGTTATAGGTGCTTTGGCCGTCCAATACCGCACGAGAGGCGTCCACCGCATGAGTGGATGAGTTGACTCCACGAAATGTGATATAGCCTGTAGCAAGTGCTCCCGAAGCGCTAGGTTCAACTGCAGCACCCAAATCATCCTCTCCGCAGCAGAGCACCAGATCACCGGCAGCGGGCGCTGAACCATTAGTTCCTGCCATTACATCTGCCATAGTCCGCCAAGCATTGGCCCAAGAGGTTCCGTCATTATCCCCGGTTCCCAGGTCAAAATCGGCATAATATGTGTTACCAAACGCCATCAGTCAACCCTCCTGTCGGCGTAGCGATAAATTCGAATCACCTCTCCATCGAGTTGTAATTCATCCACATCGATCACATGGCTGCAATTTTCCTCGCATTGCGGCAGGCCCAGCCTATCTGGATGCAGATTGCTGCAATAACTGATATGGTCATTACGACTGTCTACTAATACGGCATCCGCAGGAGGATCTATGTTGATCATGTTGCATCGTAAAAATGTCAACCCTGTATATGAGTCCGGTATTTTAGTGTGCGGCAGCACCTGCGTAAAATTGCAGTTGACAAAAACGTCTCCCGGTTGAGGGTCAATAGGCCAAGCGAATCCGGCGATTCCGCTTTTAGCGAAATTTTTGTTCTTCCATTCAGTCATCGTAGTTCACCCCCGAAATGTCGCCAAACCAGTTATGGTATAAATATTTATAGATTGTCCAGGCAAGCGAGAGTAAGGGGTCTTTGCCGCTTTTGATCCATTTTCGTTTCTGCTCCTGATTCATGCCATTCCAAAACGGTTGGCGTACTTCCAGCCGATCCCGCAATGCACTCATTCGTGGTGCAATGTTTGTATAATCCGTATTGCTGCCGTTTAAATTTAATGTTGCCATCAAAAACCCCTAATTACTCAAACGACAACTTATTTGAGCCTTTATTAAAGAATTTGTAGTATTTTGATATATACCACCGATAACTCTACTACCTGTAACGTCTGCAACAGGTGGATTAACTGGCCAAGGCATATCATCCAATCGAAGTACATCCTCACCAGCTACAGGTGCACTAGCCACAGCTCCAGTAAAGGTATAAAAACCTCCCCCAGGGCTATATAATGCCATATGAGTTTGTAACGTACCTACATATATATCCGTATCTTCATACAGCAAAGGACCTACTGAGCCTAAATAATACGATTGCCAAGCCATTTAATGCGCCTTACCATTATTCTTAATTTCTTTTACATCCATATGTATGTCATTCAATTTTGCCCACATAGGCTTCAACTTTAAATCACATTCCCTATCATGATCCGTACGCTTGAGGCAAACATCTTCAACTAACTTATGGTCTAGTAAACTTATAAGTTCTTCCAGTTTAGTTTCCTCTGGAGATTTAGGTTCTTCCTTCTTACCATTCCTATACAAAATAATTCTATCTATAATATATTTTACACTGGCGCCCAAGGCAGCAAAGCCAGTTGCTACACCAGCGATAAGCTCTGATTCTGCCATACGTGTGTACTCCTAGTAATATCATAAAGTTCAATAGGATCTTCATAATCCAAATCCGCAAACTCATCCTCTACACCTTCTTCCATTGGAGGCTGGAAAAACCTATTACCTATATCCAGCATCTCAATTATATAGGCAAATGCATCCATTATATCCCATAACCTTGAACGAGGAAAAGAAAGTAATTGTTGTTCCAAGGCATTACAGCACGCATAGTTATGATAAATAAGTCCTTGACGATAGTAAGTAACTAAAGCTGAGATACGTTCTTCTTTACCTTTCTGTGTATTCCTACCACCTCTAGCCTTAAGCCAAACAAGTTCATAAAAAGTGCCTCTTCTAAGCATCTCATTGGTAAAGGGTTGTTTAATAAATTCCTCTAGACCAGTAGACTCAATACCAATAGTCCTAGCATTAGTTCGTTGGGCCATAAGGAAAGTTTGGTGATAGAGTTCATCAGGATATACTTTATCATGGAAAATATCTCGTACAAATAAACGGTTATTAATTACATCTATACCTACCGCTACTATGGCACTTTCCGCCGAATTCATCTGGACAGTTTTAGCAGGATCCATAAGTACCACAGTTTCTATAGATTTATCATCCTGCAAATTAGAGTCAAAAATTTCCAACGTACGTCCTTCAAGCGATTCAGGTACAGTAGGTACATTATAATACCTAAAATGCTCTTCCTTAAACGAAGCATCTTCCTTGGAAATTGGCTGGTTCATAAACTCCATATAGAACACATCCATATTTCCATCTTTTCTATGTACCTCAACCTCTCTCAATATTTCTTCTGTGGTCATATAATTAGGATCATAAGAATTATAATCCTCATCACACAGAGAGAGGATTAGACCTTTCCAATCTAAAGATTCTAAAAGTTTAACCAGCATAGAATCTTCATGTTTGATGGTATCAATATATACCATCTCATAATCCTTACGATACCTATCCACAGATTTTTCAACGTCAGAACGAAACCAGGTATTTAGTTTTTTCCTATTATCTGGATTAGTTATCTCATCCTTATTTTCCAAATCATCTATAATATATAACTGTGGACGTCTACTATTCCAGTTTAACCCGCGTACCTGTTGATCAATTCCCCTAGGCAATATACAAGTACGGCCAAAAGCCACCCAAGCAGCCTTAGAAAATTCATCTTCTAAACCCTCAATCTTAACATCGGCAATTTTTACATTACCAAAACACTTCCTTACCAAATTATTGGAAAGAAGTTCCCTTTTAATATTCTCCGTTTGGGCTATAGCATGCATGGCGCTTTGGCCTATATAAACCACAAACTCAAGTTGGCGATAAAGTAAGGCTTGCATAGCCCTAAGTCTGGCTATAGAGGTTTTGCCTATACCACGTGGAGCAGCTATAACTTTTTTCTTGTCTGGAAGGCTAAGATGATCAAAAACCTGGTGATGAAGTATAGAATAAGGTACTTCAAAGATATCTGGGAAGAGGAATTTTCCCAAAAATCTTAAATCCCATGCGCCTCGTTGAATATATCCAACAAGTTCAGGGTCTAAATCATTAGGAAGTACCACATGTCTCATTAATAAACCTTCTTAGCACGCTGTAATTCTATAGATTTACGTATTTTTGCTCGCCAATCAGTGTTAGGTATAGTTCTAGTATCCGTTATAGGGGTTCTTTTAGGGGCAGAAGTTTGTTTATCCTTAGTTTTTTTAGGTAATTCCCTCCAAGTATCTTTAAAGTTTTTATACCAACTAACCAAAGGTTCTTTAAAAGTACCTAAATATGGCTTATTATCCCTTAATTCCTCAAAATCATAAACCCTTTTAGCATCCACTGATGCTTTTTCTGCTGCGGCATATAGGACAGCTTTCTCGACCAATTCTTCAGGGAGGAGTTTTTTATTTAACCTCTTCTCTACATGGGATTTTCTAAGCCTTAACAAAGGTTCTCCGCCAGCAATATAGGCTGCAATAAGAAAACCTATCCACCTTTCTTCTAAAGAAGAAGCCTTCATAGAAAATGATTGTGTAAAGTAATGTTCTCCTTTTGGAAAAGGTCCTAAATGAATAGCATAACCATACTTTATGAGCCAGTTTCGATATCCAAGTACGAGGGATTTAAGCCCGAGGTGTGTATCGCCTCCTCCCCAAGAAAGCATATATCTGGAAAAGGTACCATAACCCTCAATCCTCTCGAAATGCTCCTTTCTAAATGCCATTGGTGGACCTCTAAAAGATATTGGTACAGCTTCTGGAAGGTCATTATAGTCATAAATTATGCCTCCAAAATTATCCAACTTACGCGAATGAAAGGAGAAAAACTCTCTCTTATGATGGTAACCACAAGGGCCATAGACAAATCCTACAGAAGTATCTTCCTCATGTTTCTGGAAGAAATCCATAAATGCTCTACAACAACCGTAGCCTGGTAACATATGGCTATCAAGAAGTAATATTACATCACCTCTAGCATACTGTAATCCCTTTTCCCTTGCCGTAAATAAGCATGGAGGAGAGTTTCTTAATAGGATTAATTTACCTTCCTGGATATACTCTGGATGTAAATAAGATTGAAGAATTTCAAAATCCCTCTGAGTATCGGAATTATCTACTATAACAAACTCAAAGTCTAAACCTTGCGCATCTTCCCTAAACGCGTTAAAGGTAAGAGAGGTAGCTATAGGATCATTTCTGGTACTCATAAGAATAGTTAGCTTCATTTACCTAGCACCCTTTACCGAGCCACCTAAAGATTTAGAATTATAAAGGTATTCATCCCAAGGACGTTTAGCCAGAAGTTCTTCAAAAGTTATAATTTTTTTACTATCTAACCAATCTTTCTCCTCCTGTCCCATTTGTTTGGCACGGTCCCAAAAGGTTGAACAGCGTATATTAAACTGGCGCTCTATTTTTTCCTTATTCCTTTCCATCATAGGTTCACCGCCTAGCACATAAAAAGAAATAAGGAAACCTATATACTCATGTGTACTTCCACTCTTACTATATAAGCGATATTTGGCTTTAGGATCTGCCTTACCTTTCTCAGGTTTAGGAAACGGTCCACAATGAATACCTGGTGCACAAGGGACGGCCCAGTTAGGGTAGCCAAGTAACCACGGTTTTATGCCTATATGCATATCACCACCGCCCCATGAAACTTTATGTTTAGCTAGGGCACCATAGCCATTTAATACATTAAAAAAGAAATCTTTCCGACAAATCCAGGGCATACCTTTCCATGTCATCTTTTGCTCATGTTTATATGCGGCACCCCAATTACCAAGTTCATTTAAAGTCATATCACGGTCATGCCTGGCAGAACGTTCATGCTGGTGCATCCAACTAATAGGTGCATGAGCAAAACCAAGCTCTTTACCATGATTATGTCGATCCATAAATTCCACCAAATCATAGAGCATATTATGGCCTAAGAGCATATGGCTATCTACACAAACTATATATTCACCTTTAGCTTCCTTTATAGCAGTTTCTCTAGCGGTGAATAGGCATGGAAAATATTGATAATAAAGACGAAGTAAGCCTTCATCTATGTAACCTTTAGGTAAATAAGAGGTAAGTACTTCCTGTATAGGTGAATCGGAGTTATCTACTACTATAACCTCACCATCTAAACCAAGCGGTTTAAGCTGCTCTATAGCACTACGTACGGTAACAGCGAGCATGGAAGTATCATTTCTGTTAGAAATAATTACAGAGAGTCGCATGAAATACCTCGTGGCTTAATGTAAATACAAGATGTACGTTCACGGTTTCTAAACCTGGCTTTAGCCCAAGGGCCTAATACGGGTGGTTGTTGAAAATGCTTGGTATCATCTACATACAGGAATCCATAGGGTTTTAATCTACGTACTGCAATTAATGCACAGGAAATACGATAATTACCTCCAGCCCCATCTACAAATATAGCGTCAAAATGGTTGGGAGGAAAGGTTAATATATGTTCAATATAATTAGGGGAGGTTTCAGGAATGTGCAGAAGGGTAGTGTTAGAGAGGTTTTCTTCTTCCAATACTGTATTAACTTTATTAAACCATTCTTCCGTATGCTCTATAGAAATAAGGGAGTTGATTCGTTTAGCTAACCAGGGAGTAGAGACTCCAGCGCCCCATTCATAACAATGGAAGGTAGGTTGAAGTAATTTAGTAAGAAATATTATAGCATCTTTAGGATACCAAGGTTGAGAAATCGTCCCTGAATCTTTATACCTAGAATTTAACTTATTACCTATTAACTCTGAGTAAGGCATCAGTTATAACTTTCATACAGATTGTATCATAGTTATGAAGATGGTTCAGATTCCTCAACTGCTTTTCTACCTTGTTCCCTAAGTTGCTCAAAAAACTCAGGCGGAAGTACCGCTGTAGTAGAGCGTATATCGAGTTTCTTAGGTGCGCCATAACCACCCAAATCCACCAATATATTCATCGCAGTGGTACGTTTGAGGGATAAAGAAGCCCGTTCATCATCTAGAAGGATTTCTTCCAGTGTATCTAAAGCTTTTTCCTGCATACTATCAATACGGTCTAAAATTTCTAACGTCTTCTGATCACGGCTTCCTCGCATGGCTAAAAGCTTCTCCTGTCCCAGAGAAGACGTAACCGTATTACAGACAGTTTGAGGAGTCACTCCAATCGCCTTAGCTATCTGGGTATTTTTCAACCCCAACGCATGCAAGTTAAGTATTTCATGGTTTCTCTCGTGCAAGACTTTAGGATCAAAGAACTTGGTACTCCTCGTCCTTCTCCTATCCCTTGTCACATTTCCATATAAATCCATACCTTCACCTTCCCATTTTTCTCTTCTACTCATATTATAACACTCTTTCTTTGTGTGTCAAGATGTAATTAGGTAGTAGATAGTAATAGATAATAATAGATGGTACATTTAGTATATCCTAGAAATAATGTGGGAGTGCCAATAAGGCGTCGTCTGAGGCGCGTTACCCCCATTCGTTTTATTGGCTAGCACAAGCACGAAAAAGCCTTTGAAATCAAGCACTTACGAAGAGGTTTGACAGCAGGCGCAAAATGCACTATATTGTAGTTAAGCAGCGAGCACAAGCATAAATGTTCTTTGATAATCTGTTAGTTGACTAGATAAAGGTTAGTTAATCTAACAGTAAATAAAGTAGAAGTTAATAGCTTTTCTTTACTGGCTGAGTAAGTAAACTTATAAGGAGAAAAGCTATGATTAAAGAGTTAAGAAGTGTATTAATTGACAATCATCAGAAAGATGTAATATTTACTGTCGGAACATGTACTGAAAATACTCGGTATTTTAAGATTCAAGAAATACGGATTTATAAAGATTCAATAGCTGTCGAGCTAAAATCGGTATTTAATGAGATAGATTGTGATTAAATTAGCTTTACTCAGCTGGTAAATAAAAGCTATTAACTTCAAGTAAGTACATTCTTCTTTCGTATCTTTCTTCTTAGGCAATAAATTTCTTAACTATGATACAATGTGTATCGAAGTTATAAGAAGGAGAAGGATATGAAGATTAAAGAGATGGAAACTACGAAGAATGTTAAGGTGAATGGCGCGTGGAAGACACTTTGGTCTGTAAAGCAGAGCTTTACTATAGTTATGGATGAGATTCCGCTTGCCGTTCAAGATGCCTGGAAAGAAAGAGGCGCGAGAATTGCAATTCAGGCAAGTTTAAAAGGGAAGTTTCATACTGCCAGTGAAGTGGTGGCGTTTTTTACCAAGCATGGGAATAGGCTTACGCTTGAGGCATTGCAAGAACTGGATCAGAAGGTGCCTAGAATGCCTACGGTTGAGGAAATTATGCGTATGCTGCCTACCATGACGCCTGAGCAGCAGGATAAAGCACTGGCCGCATTAATTGAGGCCAGGAAGCAAAGAGGGTAAGTTAGTGCCGCTTAACTTTGCCTAAGAGGAAGGATAGGAAGGAAGAATGTACAATTACAAGTGTAAGTTTATGTATGTATGCGTATGTAAGACGTGTAAGTCACCAATAATATATCTATTTACAGCTCTGTATCAAAGTTATATATTAGGTAAAAAAAAAAATATAATTAAATAATAGATTGTACATTTGGGAACCATAGATAGGAAGGTAGATAGGTACATACATACCTACATACATACCTACGTTATAACTTTGATACATAGTAAAATATGTGTATAATATTAGTGACTTACAGTGAATACATACATAAAATTACATGTGTAAGCGTGTAAGTACTTGATTTTATTACACAAAATATTTCTTGACATACTTACACATGTATGTTACAATTGTAAGTAAATAGCAGCAAAGCAGCAAAGAGGAAGAAAATGTTAGCCGCAAGCGGCTATAAGACAAAGAAGGAATTAAAGGAAAGTATTGGAGAGGAATTTGGCTTCACTGAAACATCCATGTTTGGGCCGGAATATGATCCGAAAAGGAAGTGGTTTGCACAAGTATGGTTAAAGGATGGGAAGATTGTGAAGGTAACGTAAATTAACCCAGGCGACCTAGGCAAGTCATTAAACTGCCTAAAAGGGAGAAATAAAATGTTCCAAGATAATCAAAACCACTTAACGTGGAAAGGACAATGTAGGTTAATGAGCCTACTACTAGGAGTATTAAAGAATAACTATAGAAGTGCCGCAGTAACAAGGGTGAGAGAGGTTTGGTATAATACGCACCAGGCAGATGAAGTCCTTGCAGCGATAAGGAAAGAGCTACCGGAGCAGCAGGTAGGATGCACTGAGGCGGATTTAGTGGTGGAGTTTTGTGAAACCTTCATGTAAAAGGAAATATACCATGCTAGACTGCTCGTTTATTTTGGTATTTACTGCAGGAATATGTGTAGTTTACAAGGCTTTTTCTGCAAACCACAAAGAACTAACCAAGCGTATAAATGAGTGTGAGGAATTGTTAGGTTTGTTAATTTCAACCCAAAGCGAGAAGGAGAAATAAGTATGACCCATGTAAGTGAGATATATTTATACCTACAAGATTATATGAAACCAGATGCTGCCAAAGCAATGTTACTTGCCATTAATCCAGAGTGGTTTGGCTGGGTAGTGGGAGGAAGTCCTAAGAGAAATACGGGATGAGCTAAGGATAAAGATCTAACAGAATATGTAGACCATCTTCATAAATATTTGTACAACATATTTGCAATCCTACACACAATCCAACATAAAGGAGAAGAAGAATGAAAGGTTATAATGAACCAGAAGTCCTTGAAACATTACAAAATAAAGGGATTATTTCACTTTTTCCTAAAGTATTTGGAACCTACAAACAGAAGGTATTACTTGTTCCAGAGAAAGTTTTAGGAAATCGCTCCTGGGGTCTGGTGGATTTTTTAAAGCATAAAGGATGGAGATGGGTAAAAGCCACTCACGTAGGAAACATGCGGTTAGGAAGGAGAAATAATGAACTACGATTCGGTGGTACAAACCAGGCTAAATAGGCAATCTTTAGCGGTGGCCCTTTTAGGTTTAAAAGAAAGAGGAGTTGAAGTAAACTCTATCTCAGAGCTGGTAAGGAAGATATTTGAAGCTGGTGTAGCCTCATTAATAGAACAAGGGGTTAAAGTACCTTCAGTAGAAGAGGCTATTGAATTGCTGGTTACATTTAAAACCACACTAAATCCAAATGGTAGAGGATTTAAGTCTCTAGGGCTGAAAATTTCCTTAGAAAGAGAAGGAGCTGAAGGGAAATATTGGGAGGAAACGTCTGAGGATAATAAGTATGTGGAAATTTTTGCTGAAAAAGAGAAGGAAAGGGTAAGGAAACTTAAAGATCTTCTTAACTTTGATACAGATTGTATCGAAGTTAAGAAGAAAGGAGGAAAAGAATGAAATATCCACCCAAATCCGAAATAGAGGCATTCGAACAGCCTCTAGCAAACCTCTCCCTAGATCAAAAGCATAGGTTATGCCGTAGTGCCCTGAATGAAATAGCCAATGATACTAAAATCCTAAGAGAAAAACTAACCGAATTAGAGTATGTTTTTACTTGCTGGCATATCCTCTGGGTAAAGTATGAAAAGGAATTGGCTAAGGATAAGGTGGTTAAAGTGGTAGAAGGAAAATCCACTATAAATTTATCCAGGCTAACCAGGGCAGATAAGTTTCATTTAATGGAGAAGTTAAAACTCTTCCTAACTGAAAGAGAATAAATATGGCCATAGTATATAAAGTAGTAACAGGACCTTTCACGGATCCTACAGATGGTAAGGAATATTATCTTTCCGGTTGGGAAGGTACAATAAAAAACCCATACTTAGTAATGAGGTATTATATAAACCGTAAAGCGCTAGCAAGGAGGAAGAAATTAGGAATATTTTGTTTCAAACAATTATCCCTAGCTAAACAGTGGTATGAGGGTGGATACGGCAAATCCATATTAGAGGCTGAAACTATAGGATCCATCATATCTGTACCACGATTTGCTTCCGTAAATGGAGCAGGTTATTTTATTCGTACTATAAAGAAATCCCATTATCATAATTATCACTTCTATACGGACTCCAAACGTACTTATCCTCCAAATAACCCTCTAGATGAAACTTATAACAGGCAAAGAAATCTTTTCGGAGCTGTAAATTATCCGGGTATAATACCTTTAAGAGTAGTTGTGGAGCGTAATGACCATGAAATTTGACGCAATGCGTCAGAAAAATATTTTCTAAAAAAAAGGAGAAGGAAAATGCCCGAGAAAGTAGCCGTTAACGTAAGGTGCAGTAAAGGCCCAAGAGAAGGGCAGAAGTTTAGCTACGAAATCACCCTCGGAGAAACTGCTGCAGAGTCTATCCAGATGTTTGGTGATGATGTGGTGAATCATGGATTTATCAAATCCGCTGTCATTGCTTGTGCCAATCCTGTGCGACTTGCCATGCAAGCTGGTAAAACCGATGAAGAATTGGCTAAGATGTGCAAGGAGTATAAGCCTGGTATCACCATGCGCGCTCCGAGAGTAGCCAAAGACCCTGTCGCTGCTATCATAGCTAAAGCTACCGCAGGCGAGATGGATCCTGAAGCAATCCAAACCCTCATTCAGCAGCTTCGTGGGTTGCTTAAGAAGTAAACCTAATATAAGCTAGGAAGAGCCAGCCTATTAATACAGCTAGCTATTTATAGGTGCAAGAGTAAATGATTCTTCCTAGCTTTTATTTTAACCAGGCAAAATGTACAACTAGACAGGAGAAAATGCAAATGAAAGCGAAAAAGGTAAAACTTACTATAACCATTGAAACTTCAAGCGTATCAACCGTATGTATAGATAAAGCATTGGAAAGAATAATGGATGACATACGTGAACTTGGAGCTGTTAGATATCTGGATGCTACAGGCCAGCTTCTTTGCCGTGCAAAGATTTCCTCGGTAGAAAGGAGAAAAAAATAATGCCCATAAATCCTTTTTGTGCTAAATGTATATGTTTATCCTGTACATGCCTAGAATACTGTACTCTATGTCCTAATGATCCTAAAAACTGTGTGGCCATAGTTACAGAATGTGAATCTTATCATAAAGAGGAAGATTACCATACTTATCTTAGGCGAACTGAAGGAGATAGGAGTAAACCGATATGAGTAAAAGGAAAAATATAATGCTAGCTTATCCTTTAGATGAAGGTAGGTTAGCCAGGTGGAAACCTCCATATCTATGTCAACCTAAATATGATGGAGATAGGTGCCGTGCTGTATGGTCCCATGAAATGAAATCCTATTTCCTACTCTCAAGTGAGGAAAATATTATCTACCACATGGAACATATAGTTGAGGAGTTAAATAACTCCGGCCTAGCTCCTAAGGAATTAGATGGTGAACTTTATTGCCACGGAATGCCTCATGCTAAAATCCATGGTATAGTAAGCCGTACTACAAACCCTTCACCAGAAAGGGAGTTAATATCCTACCACATATTCGACTACATAAGTGATGAAAGCCAGGGGTTTAGAACCATGCGATTAAGGAAGTACTTACACCATGAATATACCAACAAAGAATTCCATCGTTTACACCTAGTAAACTCCTTCGTAGCACTTGATTTGGAAAATATAATGGAATATTATTATGAGTTTATAAATCAAGGATATGAAGGTATAATAGTACGGAATGTTTACCTCCCTTACTTACGCCGACCAGATAAAGCCTACCGTTCACCAGGAGTGATGAAATTTAAGCCAAAGAAACGTGATACCTACCTTTGTATAGGATATAAAGAAGAAATATCAGAAGCAGGTAATCCTAAAGGCTCCCTAGGTGCAATTATACTCTCCTCAGGCGATAGTGAGTTTAGTGTTGGGACAGGTTTTACTTATGAACAACGACAAAGGCTATGGGCAGATAGGAATAAGCTGGTAGGAAAGCAAGTAACCATTTCCTACCAACATATTCTACCTAGTGGTACACCTCGTCATTCGGTATTTACGGAGGTAATATGGTAATAGGCTACGTTCTTAACTTTGATTCAATCTGTATCAAAGCTAAATGAAAGGAATACTATGGTAATAAGATCCTTATTCTGGATAATTGCGGTGATTATGGTTGTTAATTTGATAGCCTGGATACTTTATAGGTGAAAGGACCTAACATGCGTATTATTATGAAAGAACCTCAACTGAATTGCCATGCTAAAGTTGGTGACTTAAGACCTGGAACTATTTTACAGGTGTCCCATTTAATCCTAGTGCAGTTTTTATACGGGTTACCTTAAATAGAAATGAAGGATTAAATGATATTTCTATTGCTATAGGACGTACTAATGTATTAGGTATACACCTACATGGAGGTACCATGCATGCTATAGATGAAAGTACCATTGTTACAGTCCTAAATGGAGAGCTTACAGTTTACCCAACCGAAGCCTCAAAATTCTTATATTGAAAGGAGGTGATTCTGTTGCCTAATGTTTACGTTGTAAACAAATCCACCCATGATTTTACAAATGCAAAAACATATGGAAAGTTAATATTCCTATCCAGAGGAAAGATGAGTAGGTATGAACCAAATAAGATGTACCGGCAATTTAACCACATTATGATTAATTCCTCCCCAGAAGATTACATACTTTTTAGCGGGCTTTCCATGATGAATTGCATGGCAGTGGCAGCCTTCCTGCTTAAACACAAGAGGCTTAATTTACTATTGTTTAAGGATGGAAGGTATATTGAGAGAAACCTTAAATTTAATGAAGAATGAAGAATGTTAGAAAAAAAGGAAACTTTCAGACAAGATTTAGAAGATACCTATAAACGCCACCTTCAAGCCTTAGAAGATAGTACCCCTCTATTCGAAATAGCCCAAGAGTATGCTGATTTATGGTCACCTAATCAAGGTAGTGATCACTGGCTTAATAACGAACGTGCCTCAGATTTAAATTTTGCTAAAGGGTTTGGTACTATAAATTGCCTAGCATTAAACCTCCGCCTCGGTCCTACCGACACAATAACTCTTGATATTAAACCTATCATAGAGGCCTTAACGGTTAGAGTTTTAGGTGATACTGAATATTTACTAGCAGGGTGGAAAGGATGGAATTTTGGACACCTTAAAACTCACCAACCATTCTTAGTAAGGGTCTTTTTTGAACAATCTACTAGGTGTAAAGTAGTAGAAGGTAAAGTAATTATTTCCCATGAAAAACCCTAGTTTGTGAATAAGGAGATACCATGTTACAAATCCCAGATACTTACCCTATAATTTTCCATCCATCATGGGAAATATTAGATTCTACCAAGCTCAAATGCTTTGAAGAATGCCATAGAAAATTTTTCTATGAAAATTTATTAGGATGGAAACCAGAACAGCCTTCCATTGACCTTATTTTTGGTGAAGCCATACATGAAGCCCTGGCTGTGATACATGAAGCACAGGATTTAGGCGATGAAACCTTAGCTCTAGCCTATACAGCCTTCATTAAATGCTACCAGGAAACCTTCCCTGCCAATACATGGGAAGATTATGTGCCTAAAAACCCCGAAGGTGCTTTAGCAATCTTAACCAGATATGCGGATCATTATGGGGATGATTTTCAAAAAGCCAAAACTAAGTATGTTGAGGTAGGTGGCTCCGTACCTATTCAGCTTGATCCTATTGAACGCCGCATGCATTTTAGGCTAGATGGTCTAATGGAAGATTTAAAGGAAAACTACTTCTGCCGTGAACATAAAACCACCGGAAGTAACTTCTCTCGTATGTGGAGAGATGAATTTGACCTGTCAATTCAGATAGGTACTTACAACCATGCTCAGTATTGTATCTTTCCTAAAGAGCGCGTTAGAGGAGTAGAGGTTAATGGTATCTCCATACGAGGGTTAAAATCCGGTCCTGCCGTAGACTTCGAACGTAAACAATGTTGGAGTACACCTGCTCAAATGAACCAATGGTTATGGACAGTCAATGACCTTTGGTCTACGATTGAGTTTGAGCTAGATAGGCTTTCTGCATGTAAGGATTCTGACCCAGTCCTCTGTGCGTTTCCTATTAACCCTTACTCCTGCACGAAGTATAGGGGTTGTATTTACCATGACTTCTGTGTAGCGTGGGCTAATCCACTTCAACAGCATCGTCAACCACCTCCGGGATTTAAGGTAGAATTTTGGGATCCTTCTAAAGAGGAGTATAAAACTAAAATGGAATTGGAATGGAGAGATTAAATGAGCCTAAATTGCCAAATACAAGACTTAGAAAAAAGGGTAGAATTTTTAGAAGAATGTATAGATAAGTTAGATAATTCTATAGAAAGGTTAGATGAACAAATTGCTGTCCTGGCTAATAAAGAGGATAAGGAAATCACCACATACTGCTGTAAAATGATAGATGCATTTATAGAGGATGGAAGGATAGAAACCTTTACAGGTTTATTTGGTAAACGGGTTTTTCTACTTCTTAGTAGTGGTAAACAATATCTAATGAATTATTGCCCTTTTTGCGGAAAGGACTTTTAATGTTAAAGAAAGAACTTGAAGAAAGACTAGAAATGGCTAGGAATACTATTCGAACCTTAGAACAGGAGATGAAATATCTACGTAGTTATAATGACCACTTAGACTTTCTATTAAAGAGGTTACTTACGCGAGAGGATCCTAGTACTATAGCTTGTTTAACTCAAACCATTGCTGATTTACGAGGTATTATTCGTACATGCCATCATTAATCTACCGCCGCTGTAAAAAGCATGAAACTCAACTGAGGTATCATCCCCCATGGGTACAGGTATTTTACAACAGCCGTCAAATAGCGGTATATAAAGCCTCTGATATATATGACCTTATCCATGGGCAAATCAAACAACCTAAACTAATAAAGGAGTGTAAAGATGAAAGTTAGCCTATCCGTCGGCCGTACAGTTAATATTGGTAATTATGAATCCATCCGAGTTGAAGTAGGAAGTGAATACTCCCATTCAGAAATCGAGTCGGATAAACTTACTACCTTAGAAGCCCTTAGGGAACTTTACCATGATCTTTCGGATGGTTTACAGAAGGTAATTGATGTAGAAAGGAAGATGAAGAGATAATGGCAGGCACAGTTAAATTACAAGGGATTTCTGGCTATTTAGCCACATTAAAAACACCAAAACAGAAAGGAATAGATATGAGACATCGTTCAGTAGGAATTCATCCTGAATGGAGAGGCTTCCGCGTGGAAGTTGGCTGTCAATCAATAGTTTATGCTAATACTGAGATAAAGGAATTAATTAAAGACCTTGAAGAGTACCTTAATAATCCAGGTGAAAAGCAGATGGAAATGGAAGCTAGATATGGTAATAAATCCAAAAGTTATACACTAATGTCAGCTGAAGATATGGATCAATGCCAGGAGGAAGAATCCAATGCTTGATATCCAACTAGAAATCCAAAAACTAAACGAACTTTACCAGCAAGAAGGGCTAAGTAAGTTTAATGCCTTAATTGCTGGCGAAAGTGGCAGTGGTAAAACCTCCCTCGCGCGAAGTTGCCCAGATAAGGAGGAGATAAACAAACCCATACCTGTCTTTATAGATAGTTTTTGTGCTGGCGGCACTCGTAGTGTTAGGGATTTGGTTGCCTCAGGTAAAGTCGTAGCCGATGTTAGATGGGAGAAAGAAGATCCTAAAAATCCTACGGCTTTCCTTGGATGGGATAAGGCAATGGAAGAAAGAATCCAACAAGATTTCTTTTCACATGTAGGTACTTACATGTTGGATGAAATTACTAGCCTCTGTGATACCATCATGAATCAAATCTTAAAAGGAAAATCCCTCGACCCTGTTCATGTGAAGGATTTAGTACCACAAACTTCAGGTAAGGGTGCTAGTAACCGCAATGATTATGTTACTCAGAGGATTGCTTTAGAACTTTGGATCAAACGTATCCTCCAACTCCCATGTAATGTAATAGTTACCGCGCATTTGGCTAAAGAAAGTGAGGATTCTCCTCGATATGTCCTTAATGCACCTGGTCAAGCCCGAGTTAAACTCCCCCAACTTTTTGATGAGTTTTATACCTTACGTAAACGCCGTACATCAAGCGGGACAGTGAGGGAGTTTCTTACTGAGGATGATGCTATTTACCCGGGGCGATCCAGGCTTTCTATGAAAGGTTTATTGAACCAGGTTGAACCGCCTGATATCCGGGCAATAATGAAGAAGGTAGGTTTAGGTAAATAACTATTAACTTTGATACAAATTGTATCATAGTTATAAGGGAGGTATTATGATTGATTACCAATTCATAATAGGCGAATATACCCATATACAAAAGGTACTTAATCAGTGGAGACATGATTATTACCTAAAAATCGAGCAGATGGTCCTTAGACCTCAGACAAAGTGGACAGATCCAGAATTAGTAGTATTAGTAAATAGGGAAAGAAAAGAACAGGCTTAAACATGTACCCTTACCAGCGTCCAATTTATCCAAGGAGTATTGCTATGCCAAAAGGTTATGAAAAAATGCGGGATAAGTTTATCTCTGAAGGGATGTCCCCTGACAAGGCCAAAGAAAAAGCAGCTAAGTATTGGAATTCTAAACATCCTAATAACCCTGTTGGAAAGGGAGAAGGGAGGAAGAAGAAATGAAATAACCTAAAATACACCATTAAACTAAAACGTACTACTACTACTAAACAAATTTAAAGGAGTCCTAAAATGAGTATGCTTGATCTAGCCAAACGTATGCAAGATGCACAACCGTCAGAAATCGTTCCTGCTGGTGAATATGAACTTCAGCTTACTGGAGGAAAATTAGGAAAAAATAAGCATGGATTTCCGTATGTTTCCTATATGTTCAAGATCCTTAATCCTCCCCAGCATGTAATCAGCCCTAAGCCAGTCAACTCTTTTCATTGGCTCATCCCTGATGAAGATGTGGAGAAGTTTTGCGAGGTTTATAGTAAACAAATGTTGAATGATAATGACTATAACCTTCGCCTAATGTATGAAGCTCTTGATTTTGATTATACCCAAGACGTTGATACGCTTGAAAGTCCTAAGGGTAGTACAGGCTGGGCTATCCTCAAAACTAAGACCGATGATTATGGGGAAAAGAATGAAATTTCCAGCTGGGTAAATAGAAAGTAAACCATTAACCTTGGGGTGATAGGCTTTCTATAAAAGGAACTAAGTTCTCCCTGTGTTATATACACCTAAGCCTTTCACCCCTCTTTAGGAGCTATTTAATGAACCAAGTAGAGCTTGTACAAACCATTACCAGCATCTCCCTTCGTGCACAGAAAACCTTAATATTTAAAAATAGTGCCTATAATCCAGGTACTGATAAACTAAGCCATTTCAAAGAAGGAAACCTTACTTCACAAGAAATCGTATCTGAATTACTTTCCCACACAACTAAGCATTGGAAGAAAGTAGGTTTACTAAAAACAGAACCTATTGATTCACGTCCTTTAGAAGAATGGCAAGAATCGCTGGATGATATCAAAAACTATATGAGTTTATTGGAATGCCTTTTAATAGACTTACTCAGAGAAAGGGAATGAAATGAAAAAAGCCTTATTAACCCCTACCAACAAATGCCCATTTTGTGGCAACCTTGCTAAAGGAGATTAAAATGCCTAAACCCGATTCCGGCTACCGGCCCCGGTTAGCCATAGAAGTTACACAAGAACAGCGTCAGGCTATACAACGACTATTCCCCTATGGAACGCAAAGGGCCTTTTTCAGCAAGATTATTGATGAATTAATTAAGGTAGTCGAAATTGGTGGAAACCGTGCCATTGTAGCAATACTCACCGAAGCTATTTCATTTAAGACAATTTCCCCTACCTTAGGACGTATTATAGAGGAGGTTAATAATGGCGACACTGGAGAACCTTAACATACCTAGTATTACATCCTTTCTTCCTGCAAACTTATTAGAGTTTATTTTAATTAAACGTGCTAATAGGAGGGAAAGAAAGGAAGTTAAAGCTAAGGTTAAGGCACAGGCTACAAAGCCTCCTCTTAACCTAAACAAAATTTCTTCCGACCAAGCTGAAGAACTTCTTAAACAATTAAAGGGGTTATTAAATGGTTGAACTACTTACTATAAACATAGATGATATAGAGGTTGGTGAAAGATTTAGAAAAGATTATGGGGATCTTCAAGGTCTTGCACATTCCATTAAAGAACGTGGACAAATCACTCCTATAGCAGTAAAGCGGTCAGCTAATGGTAAACCATTTCTACTTTTAGCTGGCGGCAGGCGTATTAGTGCACTAAGGCTTAATGAAACCCCTAACGTACTAGTACGTGTTTATGAAGAGGATATTAGCGAGCTTGAATTACGGTCTATAGAATTGGCAGAAAATTTTTGGCATAAACCCATGGACTTCCGTGAGCATACAGCCTTAACAGCCGAGATACACCGTTTACAACAGGAAATAATGGGAGTAAAAATATCCACTTCTCCGGATGCTTCTGGTTGGTCCATGCGAGATACAGCGGAGATGTTAAATACTTCTCAGGCAACTATTTCTAGGGATATCCAGATGGCTAATTTAATGGCTATTAATCCCGAATTATTTTCTAAGTGTAAGACCAAAACTGAGGCAGCAGGAGTAGTAAGGAAACTTTCCAAAGCATTAGAAACTACCCAAGTGGCTAAAAGGTTAGCTAAACTCCCTCTTGAAACTAAGAAGCGTGAATTGATGGATGCCTACATGATAGGAGATTTTTTTGAGAAGGCTAAACAGCTACCTAGTGAATGCGTTAACCTTATAGAAGTTGATCCTCCTTATGGAGTAGACCTTACTATGAAAGCAGATATAAACCCTAATACAGACTACTCTGGGTATAATGAGGTTTCTAAGGAAGACTATCCAAAATTTCTCCGTAAGTTAGCTAATGAATGTTATAGGTTACTTATGCCTAACTCATGGCTTATCTTTTGGTTTGCTCAACAACCTTGGCAAGAGGTAGTTTACAATGAACTTACTGGAGCAGGGTTTAAACTTACCAGAATTTACTGCGCTTGGATAAAACCATCTGGTAATACCCATCGTCCTTTACAACAGCTAGCTAATGGTATAGAATGTTTTTATTATGCTGCTAAAGGTAATGCTACTATCCAAACTCCAGGCCATTTAAACTACTTCCTCTATAACTCCCCCTCTCCAAATGAAAAAACTCACTCGACAGAACGCCCACTGGAACTTATGAAAGAGGTATTAAAAATATTTGGTAAACCAAATGATAGACTCTTGGTACCATTTGCAGGAAGCGGTAATACCTTACTCGCAGGATACTCTTTAGGAATGCATCCATTCGGATATGATTTAACTCAAGTTTATAGGGATAGTTATTTGATTAAGGTTAACAAGCTTATCTAACTTTGATACAAATTGTATCATAGTTATATTAAGGAGCCTAATACAATGACCGATTATCAATTTGATAAATTATTGGATTTACTACGTGGTATGGTAGCTGCTTACCTAGCTGTAACATATGATTTAACAGAGAAGGATAAGGAAGAAATTAACCGTTATCTATGGGCCATGGGAAAGGATCCAAAGAAGGAGGTGCCGAGATGAATTGTCCTATTGATCGCGGAGGATGCGGCAAACGGCTTAGTTGGGATGATGGCGCATTCTGCAAAGAGTGTATACAGAAAGCCAAAATCAAGATACAAGAAGAGGAAGATACTCCTATTTTTGATGACCAATACAATTATTTTCTTGATCGTGTTGACAATCAATAGGAGGTGCTGGGATGAAACGGTCATGTAAAACCTGTATACACTGGTGGCCCGATCCAATTCCGAACCCTATAAAAGGTGATTGTTGTAATGAACTTTCCTGCTACTGGAGGGACTGGATTAGTAAGAATGAGCATTGTTCTCAATGGGAACAGAAGAAAAATAAGATAAAG